ATGGCCCGGCTTCGGACTTCAACGCCAGCACCGTTGGCGAGGTCGTTTAAAGCTGCACCACCAACCCGGGGCCGGCCACGCTGCCGGCCCCTTTCTGGAGAGCATCATGCCAAAGCAGAAAGAGAAGGCGATCAAGTTCGTTCGGGGCTACAAGGTCCAGAACGCTGAAGGCACCCAGTATCAGGTCGATCAAGTGGTGAGCCTTCCCGAAGATTCGGCGAATCATTTCATCAACCGCGATGCGGCGGTCGAAGTGGAAGCCGACCAAGCCAGCAAGTCCACCAAGAAAACGGCGAGCAAGAAGGCCGCGAGCAAGAAGGCCGATTGATGATCAACGACGTCGTGACGGTGCCGCCCAGCGCTGAGCCTGTTGATGTTAGCTGGATCAAACAGCACACCCGATTGGCCGCTGCCGTCACCGCGCACGACGACATTATTCGCGACCAGTACATGATGGCAGGCCGCGAAACCGTAGAGAACGACACCGGGCGGCTGTTTGTACAGCAGACCCGTGTGCTTTACCTTGATCGGTTTCCTGCAGCGATCAGCATCCCGCGTTCACCTGTTCGCGCGCTGGTCTCGCTGAAATATCTGGACCAGTCCAATGTCGAGCGAACCTTCGATCTGGACAATCTGGTTATTGACCAGTCCGGCGAGTGGTTCCGACTTGCCCTGGCTGACGATGCGCTCTGGCCTGTAACCGATGACGCCCCGGGCGCTGTTCGTGTGGAGTACCGCGCAGGCTATGCCGCACCATTCACTGTTGATGATGCGACCGACACAATCACCGCGCCAAGCCACGACCATTCAGAAGGCGATTGTCTTCGCCCGATCACCTTTGGTGGAACGCTACCGGCTGGCCTAACGGCTCGTAATTACTTTGTTATAAACGCGGCAACCGACACGCTGCAGCTGGCCGAGACGCCGGGCGGATCTGCGGTTGATATCACTGACACTGGCGCTGGTGAATTCTTTCTAGTGGCCCCGGCTGGATACTCTATGTATTCGCGCATGGTTCTGGCAATGGCCTTGGCCGCTGCCACCTGGTTCGAAAACCGCGAAGCCGTGAACGTTGGCAACATTACCAGCCGCATGCCTATGAGCTACGACGACCTGATTGCCGGACTGTCCCGCGTCGGTTTCTAATGCAGGTCTGCGTGCTGGCGTCCGGCCCTTCGATGTGCCAGTCCGATGCCGCGCGGGTCAGTGATTGGCGCAACGGCACCAACCGCCTGGCGATCGCGGTAAACAATACGTTTCTTCTGATGCCGATTGTTGATGCGATATTCGCAACCGACCGGCGGTGGTGGGGCCGGTATTACCCGCAAGCCAAAGCGACCGGCGCGCAGCTCTGGTGCCAGACGCCCAAACTATCGGACCAACTAAATATCAACGCAACTGAGTGGACATCAGACTCGGGCAACAGCGGCGAACGGGCGCTCAGGTTGGCTGCTGAGGGCTTTCAGGCTACCCGCATTATCTTGATTGGTTTCGATATGGAAGACAGCGCGCAGAAGCACTGGCACGGCCCGCACCCGAAAGGCTGGCCCAACCCAGAGCCGTCGCACTTCGTCCTGTGGCGCAACTGGATCGGCCGGCTGGTCGCTACGCACCCAAACATTGACTGGGTGAACGCCTCAAGACAAACCGCGCTGGAGTGCATCCCGCGCATTGATTTGGAGACTGCCCTGTGCCTGTCTTGATTACCGGATGCGCCCGATCAGGCACGAGCTTGACCGCCAGCATATTCAAGGCCCACGGGCTCGACCTTGGCACCGTGAACGGACTGTTTGAAAACACCTCCATTCGAGAACACCTTCTAAAACCGATGATCGAGCGGGCAGGCGGTGATCGGCTTGGGCAATCTCGCTTGCCGAGTATTGGCGTAAGCCCGCCCGTTTCGTCCCTGCGTGCGCGCGTTGAAAAGCATTTCACTGGGCCATGGGCCTACAAAGACGCCAAGCTGTCATTGGTCTGGCGCACCTGGGCTGATGCCTTCCCAGAAGCGAAATGGGTCATCGTTCGCCGATCAGTGGAATCAATCGCCAAGTCGTGCATGGATACGTCATTCATGCGGGCCTACCAGACGGAATCAGAGTGGCACGACTGGGCCATTGCTTGCATCTGGCGTCTGCAGGATTTGCGATGCTCGATGAAGTGCCCTGAAATTGACATGGATCAAGTCATGCGCGGCAACTTTGAAAGCATGCGCAAAGCGTTCGAGTATTGCGAAATCGAGTTTGAACAGCCGCTGGCTGAATCACTACTGGACCCGACGAAATGGCGACACTGAGCTCATTAGGCGCGATGCGTCACAGCATCAACGTGCAGGAATACACCGAGACTACGAACCCCCAAACCGGCGTGCGAACACGCAGTTGGTCCGACAAATACACCGACGTGCCGGCCGCTTATCGCGCTTTAACGTCACGCGAGCAACAGGCAGCATCGGCCAGAAACAGCGAGGTTTCGGTTGAGTTCGAGATGCACGCCGGACTAGCCATAACAGCAGCCAATCGTATTGTTTTCGAGGGCGACGTGTACGAGATCGAGCCGCCAACCTTGGACGAAACACGCCAGCGCCGAATGAAGATCAAAGCCGCCCGAGGCATGACCGATGGCTGATCGATCAGAAGTCAAAGGCCTCGCGGAACTGCTGAACACACTGAGCAAGCTGCCGGATCATGTGGCGCCCCAGGGCGGTGGGCCGATCAATAAAGCGCTATTCAAAGCCGCTGGCATCTGGCGCGATCAGGCGCAAGCCAATGCGGCGGGTTTGGGGCCAGGCAATCACGCGCGCAAAGGCTTTTCGATCGTTGGACGGCTGAAGGACAACATCCTTCGCCGGCGTGATCCTGAGCCAGAACGTGACGGCCACTACGCCCGAGTGAGTGTCGGATATGCCGCGCGGTTTTATTGGGGCGGCTTCGTCGAGAACGGCACCGAGAAACAGGCCGCGCAGCCCTTTCTTCGACCGACACTGGATCAGTCCGGCGATGAACCGATTAACGTTTTCGCGGCTGCTCTGTCGCGCGATATTGCAAGAATCACCAAGAGGCTGGCCAAGTGATACCGCCAATCTATGAATGGCTGAACGTCGCCGCCGTCAATGCGATTGCAGGGACGCGGCTGTACCCGTTCGGCGATGCCGGGGACAGCCCGGCCTATCCCTACGCCACTTGGTTTCTGCCTTCCAGCGGTGCCGAGAATTATATTTCAGAAGTTCCAACGATTGACCGTGATCGAGTACAGATCGACTGCTGGGCGCAAACGCCACAGGATGCTCTGGACCTGGCCACGGCTGTTCGCAACGTGATGGACGCTCGGGGCCATCAGCACGTTCGCATCGTTCACCCGATCGATCCCGACACCAAAAGCTATCGTGTGCAACTCGACTACACGGTCTGGCAGCCTCGCTAGAACCCGTAGTTCAACTCATTATTTCCCGCCGTTCTGGCGGTTTTTTTTAAAGGAGAACAATCATGTCGGAGCTTAAAACCCAGGGAACTCACCTGTTCCTGCTTGACGATGCCGACACCGGCAACGAAGTGCGAAAACTCGGCCAGATTACTGGCGGCACGGGTGTTGGTGGTGAAGCTGGAGAGATTGACGTCACAGACCTTGATTCTGAGGCAATGGAATACTTGACGGCACTCAAGGACAACGGCAGCCTATCGCTGAACGTCAACTGGGACCCGCAGAACCAAAGCCATCAGACGATCGATGCTCTGGTGGGCGGTGACAACAAGCGCATTCTGATCTGCTGTTCAGAGTCGGCGACTGATCCGAGCTTTACATCGGCATTTGTGCTTCCTACTGATCGCACGGTCCTGGACTTCACTGCTGGCATTCGCGCGTTTCAGAAGGACTTCACCACGAACGAAGTCTGGCGGGCCAGCATCACAATGCGTATCTCAGGCGACATCACCATCACCCCAGCGAGCTGATACCCATGAAACTTAATCAGTACATCAACCAAGCACGGGCAGACATTCTGCCCGTTTCTATCAAGGGCAACGAGATCGACGACGTGTACTTTCGCCGACTCTCAGCGGGCGAAGGATTGCAGCTCAAAGAAGCGTTTTCAGGATTGCTCAATACAGCCGGATCAGCAGCGGCAAGTATTGCCAAGGGTGACGCCGAAGAGGCGGGCGCTGAAGCTGCGGCCAAACTATCCCCCGCGCAGCTGAAGGCACTGTTCGAGTTTCAAGCGTTGTTCGCATTTCTGCACTTGGGAGTCAAAGACGGATCACGCGCCTACACCGACCGCAAGGCCTTCGACGATGAGGTGCCCGACGAGTTCGTTCAGGCGTTCTATCAGGCTGGCAGCGAGCACAAGCAGAAAACCGAGCCCAGCGCCAAGGAGGCCGAGGGAAACTCCTAGACTCCGAAGCGCTTCGTCTTTGTATGCGAGTGGCTGACCGTCATGGTCGGTCACTCTCTGAAGTGCTCTCGGAGTATCCCGACTGGGAAATGTCCTATTGGGCCAGCTACTACGCGCGCGAGCCTGACTCTGGCCGTCGTGTTGAATACATGCTTGCCCGTTTTCTGTCGACCTATCTATCAGCGCACAGCAAAAAAGGCCACCAGCCACCCAAGCCGGCTGATCTGGTTCTGCCTGACTGGTATCGCGAAAACCATCAACCCACTGCATCCCGTGACGACGTGAACATGCTTATTGAGCTGTTTTCAGAATCAGGCATTCCGGTCCGCGTGAACAAGAGGTAACACCGTGTCCACATCCCTTGGCCGTCTAGTTCTGGATATGGCAGCAAACGCTGCCGGATTCGAACGAGACATGCAGCAGATCAGCCGGTCTGCCAAGAAAGAGCTGAACAAGGTCAATCGTGAATTGTTCTTTGCTCAGCGCGACCTGGACGCCGCACGGGGCAAGGTCACAAAGCTGGCCACGGCATTTGGCGCGCTGAGCGGCGCAGGCCTGGCCATTGCGGGACGTGAGCTGCGCCGTTTCACGCAAGAGGCTGACGGGCTCGACAAGGTGTCCCGCACGGTCTCTCTGACCGTTGGGGAACTTCAAGAGCTTCGGTTTGCTGCAGAGCAGGCCGCGGGCGTTACCAGCCAAACGCTCGACATGGCCATGCAGAGATTTGCACGGCGCGTAGGCGAAGCCGCGAACGACACCGGTGAACTGAACACGATCGTCAAAGAGCTTGGCGTCGAGCTGCGCAATGCAGATGGCAGCCTGAAGTCTCAAACCGAACTGCTGGGCATCTTCGCCGACGAAATCTCAAAGGCGGGAAGCGAGCAGGAAGCGCTGCGCATTGCCTTCAAGCTGTTCGACTCCGAAGGCGCGCGTATGGTCACCATGCTGCGTCAGGGATCAGGTGAAATCGAGCGGCTGCGTGAGCAATTCCGGCAGACCGGGGCGACCATTTCAGGCGATACGGTAGAGGCCACCGTTCGCTTCAATGATGCAATGGGCGTCCTAAGCCAGAACCTAGCCGGAATGCGCAATGCGTTCATGGCTGATCTGATCGAGCCGCTGTCTGACTACGCCGATTTCCTGGCCAACACGGAGCAGGGTCAGCGCGTATTCAAGCAACTGCTCGAAGATGTAGGCCGAGCCGCTCAGGTCACTGGAACAATTATTGCAGTCGGATTCACCGGCGCGCTGGTTAAAGCGATCGTTCAAATGGCGCTGGCCGAGGTCCGGGTCGCTCGCTTGACCGCCGCCAAATTAACACTGAACGGCGCGTCCAGATCGGCGGCCATTGGCGTGACTCTATTTGGTCGGGCGGTGGCTATTGCAACCGGCCCTGTAGGCGTCACCATTGCCCTTCTGTCAACGCTCGGCATCACATACCTGTCGCTCCAAGACAACATCCGGGCAGCGGGCGAAGAGTTTGACGAGTTCACCAGCCGAATCGACCGAGCGCGAGAATCAACGGTTGCATTCCGATCTGCTCAGCTTCAATCAGACCTGATCGAGATTGGTGCCCGCGTTTCTGATATCAACGCAGAACTTGAACGCCTGCAGCGAATTCAGATTGGGATGGAACAGGCCCAGTTTGGAGATCCACGCCTACCGGAAGAAATGGCCGATCGGGTGCGTGAGCTAACCTCAGAGCAAAACGACCTGCGCAAGTCCGCTGGTGTATTGAATGATCAGCTTGAGCAGCTGAACACGGCCACAGAAGGAGCTTCCGAAGCCACTGAAACCAGCACAGCGACGGTTGAAGACCTGGGTCGCGCTGTTGATTCGATTGCGGCCAGCCTGCAGAACCAGATTGATCGACTGCGTGAAGAAAAGATCGAAACCATCGGCGGCACCCGGGCGCTGTTGGACTACACCATCGCCAAGGAAGCCGCCAACGGTGCCACCGTCGAACAGATCCGCGAGCTGCAGCTCTTGCGCGATGAGCTTCTGGACGAGCAAGACGCCCTGGAAGCGGCCACCGGCGCGATGGAAGAACGCCAGCGCCAGGCTGAAGAAATGGCAAATCAGATGCGCGAGGTCGCTGCTGCGTTCATCGAGGCCGCCACTGGCGTTCGCATCTTCAATGATGAGAACCAGCGCGGGGCTGGGGCGGGGCAGTCTAGTGGTGGCGCCTTCAGCGCTATCGGCGCGGGCTTAGCGCAGTCGATTTTCAATGGCCAGTCGATCGGTGATGCGCTGGGCTCGGCATTCACCGGATTTGGCTCGCAAGAACTCGGCAAGGTCGCTGATAAATTCTTCGAGGACGCGGCCACCAAAGGCATCGGCACGGCCTTCGAAAACAGCAAAACACAAAAAGGGGTGGCGGGAGGCTTCGCGATGGCGATCGGCCAAGCCTTTCAGGGGCAGTATGGGGCGGCGATCGGCGGCGCCATTGGTACGGCGGTTGCCGGACCTATCGGCGGCATGATCGGCCAGGTCTTGGGCAGCCTCATCGATGGGCTGATCGGCGAAAAGGCGGTCGAGATTCAATTCAGGGGCAGCCAGGGCAGCACCGGAAGCGACCGCACTGATCGCAGCATTGACACGGCACTGGGGCAGGTCGACATCCGATTCCGCCGCATCGAGGGGCAGGCCCGCTCCCAGTTCGTCAACGCCCTGGAAGAGATGGACGCCAGCATCGCCGCATCGCTTCGCGGCACCGGGCTGTTGCCGCAGGCCAGAGAAGCGGCCGATCGCTTCGGCGGCGACACCGGTGATTTCGATAACGACGTCGAGGCGGCACTGCGCCAGCGACTGAATGCGATCGTGAGAACCTTCGATTCCTTTGTCGCGGATTTCGTGAATTCGTCCGAGTCGCTTGAGGGGCAGCTGGAGAACCTGGCCAGCGTCATGGCCGTCAATCGCAGCCTGCTGGCCGGTGCCACGCTGGGCCTGCCCGCTGATTTCGTCAGCACCGTTACCCAGCCGACCCTGCCTGGCCCCGTCAACCCTGGCACACCAGGCGGCGGGGATGCGCGCGGCGGCGGGGGCGGGGGCGACTTCATCAAACAAACCGTAGCCACTATCAGCGACAGCGTCTCGGGCTTCAATGCCGCGATGCAAACCGTGGGCGAGGGCGTTGACAGCGCCACCGTGCAAACCGGCCAGCTCGCGCCCGAGCTTGCCGCCACCGTCAGTGCCCTGCTGCAAGTGCGCATCGGCAATGAGCCGCTGATCGACACCTTCGCGCGCACTTCGCAGATTCTCGGCACGCTCGACACCGCGTCGGCGCTGCTGGGCGCGCGGTTTGGTCAGACCAGAATGGAGGCCATCGCCTTTGGCGCTGACCTGGCGACGATGTTCGGTGACGATGCCGGCAAGGTCGCGGCCCAGTTCAATCGCGTATTCGAAGCGTTCTATACCGAAGCCGATCGCGCACAGGCGCAGTCGGAGATGGCATCGCAAGAAGCGACCCGGCTGCTGACCAGCCTGCTGGCTGAGGTTGACGGCGTCGAGTTCGACGCCGGGCAGCTGACGCAGGCCGGCTTCAGAGAATTGTTCGAGTCGCTGACCTCACTCGGCACGCTGACCGCTGCCCAGACCGCTGTGCTACTGAATGCCGGCGTCGCGGTGGCGGACTACATCGACGCACAGGGCACGCTGAACGACACCCAGCAAGACGCGGCCGACATCGCACAGCAGCAGGCTGATGCGCAAGCCCTGCTGAATCGCCTGCAGCAAGAAACGCTCGATCTGATCGCGCCTAGCTGGGCGCAGTACGACCAACTCAACCGCGCTGTCGCTGAAAACATCAACCAGGCGCGCGAGCTGGGCGGATCAGAGCAGACCCTTGCCGCCGCGCGACGGCTTGCGCACCTGCAGCAGCAGGCCTTTGTCGGCGAGCTTCGAGCCAGCATCGCCAGCCTGAATGACCAGCTGTTCGGCACCGGCGAGGACCCCTTCAGCCAGATGGCCAGCAGCGTGCAGTCGTCGGCCAGCAACATCGGCGACAGCATCATCAACGGCCTGCAGGGCGTGCAGGACTGGCTGGACAGCCAGCTGCTGAGCAACCTGAGCAGCTTGACGCCTGAAGAGCGGTTGGGTACGGCACAAAGCCAGTTCGACAGCGCGATCGCCGCGATTATGGCCGGCGACTTCAGTGCCCTAGGCAACCTGCCCGGGCTGGCGAATCAACTGCTCGGCGAAGGCGCTACTTTTTTCGACACCAGCTCCGATCAGTTCGGTGAACTTGAGTCGCAGGTGCGCGACGCGATGGAGTCTATCGCCGGGTTGGCACCACCGGGAAGTGGCCAGCCACCGACGTTTGCGCAATCTGCCAACATCGAAAGCGCGACTCAAAGCACAGCGCTTTCTGCCCTGGAGCAAGCCCAGCTCGGCGGGCAGCTGGTGCAGCAAATTGCCTTGCTCTCTCGCCTCACCGGCAAAAGCCCGTCAGCGATCGGTGAAGAGTTCGGTATCCCCATCGGGCAGCTTATTCAAGCCGTGACCGGCGAGCTGCCAAGCGCCACGGGTGATGCGCTTTCGACGTACTTCAATGACCTGGTCAGCGGCGTTGACGATGAGCTGAGCGCCTTGCTGGATATTTCAGCGGCCCAGACAGCAGCCCAGGCCACACGCGAAAGCATTGATGAATCGCTGAGGCGCATTGCTGGCCGGCCGGAATCTCAAGCAGCTTTCTACGCCTATCAGACCACCATGGGGCCACAGCCGCCAGGTACTGATTCAGGCTCGACCATGGGGCCACAGCCGCCAGGTACTGATTCAGGCTCGACCATGGGGCCACAGCCGCCAGGTACTGATTCAGGCTCGACCATGGGGCCACAGCCGCCAGGTACTGATTCAGGCTCGACCATCCTGCCGAGGCCTGACCCCTTGATCTCGCTGGAGCAAACGCTGAGTGCTGATAATCTGGCGCTGCGCGATGAAATTCGCAGCTTGCGTGCCGAGCTTGTGCGGTTGGGTGATCTAACCGAAAACGGAAATAATGACCGCCGCCAACTGGTGACTGAGACTGCCGGGGTTGGTGACGATGTGCGCGGCTCGGGCGACAGAATCGTTCGAGCGATCAATGCCCGTCAAACCACGCGGCGGGGGCCGGGGCAGTGAGCGAATCAATCGTGATTGTTGCGCGTATTCAGTACGCGGTTGATGGCGAGCTCCGAGCGCTTGGCGTGTCCGATGCCAGCTATTTCGACATCGGCAACACGGCCGCGCTCGAGCGGGGCGTGTATTGGCCCTTGATCGACCCCGGTTCAGAAATTACCTGGTCTGAACAAGCCCGCCACGCCTTCCATAGCCAGCCAGCGCCCCTGTCTATTGGCGAACTTGTCCTTGTCAACTCCAGCGGTTTTTTCGACGATTGGGTCGACTACCAGGTCAAGGGATTTCAAACCGAGATTCGCCGCGGATCACCAAACACCCCCTGGGCCGATCTGGAGCCCGTGCTCGTGGCGCGCAACGAAGCCCTGCGATTCCCCAACCGCAGCCAGATGGTCATCACGCTCGGCAATGTCCTGCAGGCGCTCGCCAGCCCATGGAATACCGTTGTTTTCGAGGAAGGGCAAGCCAACCCGCGGTTGGATAACACCAGCGTGCCCGCTGTGCTGGGCAAGGCGCTGCAAGTGAATGGCTTGCCGGTCGACCCCGGACAACTCCGATATGTCGCGGCGTGGAATCTAGGATTTGTGTGGCAGGTAGCCGCAGGCGGCAACCCGATCACGGCGTGGAATTTCAGTGACCGTGGATGGATTCTTGACGCAAACCCCACGCTGACGATCACCGGCACGATCAGCGGGCCGCCTGTTCCGATCGAGAATGTGATTGACTTGGCTGCCGACGCGGGCGACTTCACGGCATTGACTGACCTTACTGATTACACCGTGGTAGACAATTCACCAGACGCCACGGCGGTGCTGACCGCATCGCCTGCCGAAGGCCTGCAGCTCAATATCGACGCGTCGGCCTATGAATTTGATTTCGAAAGCTTTGCCGGGGCTAGCGAGCGATGGGCTGGCGGGAATGTCGCTGTCTCAACAGTGGGCACCGGCGGGCAGACCCTGCCCATTGATGACCAGTGGGAGTTTGTTGATGATCCCGCCGATGAAACCAGGTATCTGCGTATCGCATGGGGAACAGGACAAGCACCTGGAACATTGAGCAATGGCGTTTCATTCAGTGGGTTCACGTTCACCGATCTTCCAGACGACGCGGTAATCGACTATATCGAGATTGATCACACCGCAGAACTGCAAACCGGATTTGGCGTGCTTGACGCCGGCCTGGAAGAGATCGTGATTCGCAAAGCCAGCGGCGCGGTCAGCGCCAACGGCATTGATGGATCAAGTGTCAACGAGACCGCGTTTACGCCGGTTCCCACCACAACCACCACGCAAACGATCACCACCGACAGCACCATGGGGTTGCGGCTCACTGGTGCAGACTGCAAGCAAACCGGCTTCCAGATTCGCCTGCGCTGGCGTTCTGAAAAGCCGATACCGTCACCGATTGGGCCGGTTCTTAACGCCGTGCTCCACGTCTACGGCATCAAGTTCCGCGTGTATTTGAAGGACTCCGGCAACGTCATCACGCTGCACACCGATCTGGGCATGGTCCCTGGCAACAGCTATGAATTGCAATTCGATCACGACGAAGACCCGGCAGAAATCATCGCGCGCTGGGCCGGCGTTGAAACCGCCACATCGCCCGTAGAGGGCCAAGGCGACACGTTCTCGACCTTTCAGGGCCGGCTCACCGATGACGGCGAAAGCGCCTTTCGATTTATGGCCGATGGCCCCGTACTGGCGTTGGGATTTGCCTGCGACCCGGCCACCGACGCCAGCCAGCTAATTCACAGTATCCGCGTGATTGAGGTCGGGCAGGTCGTCGACCGCTACGCCGGTCTCGTGCCTTACATCGTCGATGAAGCCGGCCTTGATCCTGTGCTGAATGTCGATCAGGATTCAGTCGACGAACACGACACGATCACTGGCGAAATGCCGACCGGCTGGCTCGTCTCCAACAGCGAATCAGCCGACGATCTGTTATTTCTGCTCGCCTCCGATCGCGGCGGTGCGGTTTATCACGGGCTGGACGCAAAAGTTCACAGCGGCCTGATCCGAAACCCCGCCGACGTGACCGACACCCTGCCCGAAGTCGGGCCAGAGCGCATCGACATCGACAGCGCAGAGATCTGGGACGACCTGCCCCCCGGCATCACCGATCGAGTGCAGGCCGCGCGCAACTGGAGCCCCATACCCGAAGACCGCGCCGCTGGCATCGTCGCCACGTTTACTGAGCAAGACCGCGCCGACGTTTCAGCCGATTATCGAATTACGAAAAAAGCCCGTTTTGGGGATTTGCAGGGGTTCATAGAACCAGAACCCGTTCTGACAATTTCAGCAATTAGCCCGGTTACGGGCGACGAAGCCGGCGGCGAATCGGTCACGATCACCGGGACAGGGTTTGAAGCCGGGGCCACCGTTACCATCGGCGGCGCATCAGCCACCAGCGTCGTGATCGACAGCGCAACCCAGATCACTTGTGACACCCCAGCCGGAACAGCGGGTGACGTGGACGTGGTGGTCACAGTGGGCGCGGAATCGGCTACGCTGACGGATGGGTTTGAGTTTGCCGGGCCGTGGACACCAGCCGACGAAACGACCGAAGTATGGATCAAGTCCGACGACTTAGCCACGATCACAGACACCGCAGGAAGCGTCACCCAGATCAACGACAAATCGGGCAATTCTCGGCACTACGAACAAACGACAACCGCGCTCAGGCCAACAACTGGCGTTGATACAATCGGCGGCAAAAACGTGCTGCGGTTTGATGCTGACTGGCTTAGAAACACCGCAGCGCCTGCGGTCTGGGAATTTCTGAATAACGCCGATGGCTTTTCGGTTTTCGCCGTAATCAAGCCTGGGCTAATAGCCAACCCAGATGATCTTTATGGAATATTTGGCAACAACGGCGGCAGCACGTTTGGCCGGGGGATGTACGTGCGTTACGACGATCGTTCTGCATTGTCTTTTTCAGACACGCTTGTTCACATATCCGCTGATGCTAACAACGTGCGCCCGGTCGCTCATTACAAGCAGGATTCAGCTCCAGCGCAGACAGCTATCGTTCTTTCTATCGTGTCTGACCCGACGCTGGTAACAGCCGCCGACCGCGCTCCGCAGTGGATCAACGGCATCGCTCAGACGCCGATAGACACGTCGCTTGTGAACTCGTCGATAGTCCCCGTGAACGCGCCAACCATACGGCTTGAGCTGGGCGCGGTCGGCAATGGAACGTGGCCGCTAAAAGGGCAGATTGCAGAGTTTGTAATAATGAAAGGCGCTGCAAGTGCAACGCTTCGCCAGAAGTTTGAAGGGTATCTTGCGCACGATTGGGGGCTAGAGGGCGACCTGGACGTTACACATCCCCATAAGGCAACGCCGCCATGAGTATTTCAATCGTTGCATCAATTGCGCCGGTATTCGCTAACGACAATTCAACTCCGGGCACTGTCTCTATCTCGTCAGACATCCCCGCGCAAACGCAGCCTGGCGACTTAATCGTGATGGTTGTTATGACTCGCGCCGAGTTAAACAACCCGGAAGGATTCACAACGGAAGCCGAAGAAAGTCTTCCGGCTAATTCATTAGCGGTAACCCGGGTCGCAACAAAAATTGCAGCATCAGGTGACGCCGGGAAGACCATCAACCTGACCAATTCCGGCGATCGACTCGGCCTCGGATTTATTGTATTTAGAAGCGCATCAGGTTCACTGGGGCTGGAAAATATAGCAACGTCTCAGACTGATTCTGTAACGGCCCGCATTGCCGTTGGTGACGAGTCGCTTGGCTTTTCTGCGGCAGGTACTTTACGTGCAGAATTTTCTCCAACTGCTGAGACATTGAATGTCTCTACACCTTGGGATTTAAAAAGCAACCCCTCAATCGTTGACAATAGGCTAGGGTTTGCTACTGTCAGTCCATCAGCAAATCAGATACCTGCTGTCACTTGGACCTCTGGCTCACAAGGATTGCAGGAATACGCGACTATTTCGTGCGCCGTTGTTCAATTCGTGCCCGTCCCAGAAACAGAAGAAGAAATCTGGGCCGCGAATTTCGCCGAAGCCCAAGGGGCACCACCCCAGACCACCGCACTAATCCGAGCCGCAGACGCCCAAACCCTGGCCGATCACAACGTCGGGCTATTCCTGAATGGCCCGCGCTGGTATCGCCTGCCCGTGGTCGTGCCAGTAGGTCAGCTGGACGATTTCACCATTTTCACCGTGCGCACATTCCGAGCCGATCTGCCCGGCCTGCGAACTGGTAAAAAACTAATGATCCTTGGACGCGAAGGCACAGCTACGCCCGGCGTCGTCACACTCACATGCTGGGGGTAAAAAATGGCCGTCTTCGCATACTCCAACCGAGCCCTGGGCCTCGGCGCCTTCACAGCCGTCACCGGCACCTGGGCCACCAACCCACCCATCGCCAACCTAGGCACGCTGCAGGTGCCAACCCCGCACGCAGAAGTCACGCCGGACGCCGGCGAGATCGAGTTCAGTTTTGAGGCGCTGGACCAGGCAGAAGCCGCCGAGACGGTCAGCGTGCAGTTGCTGGGCCTGATGGCGCACAACCTGCCCGACAGCGCGGTGGTGACGTTCTTGAACGGGGCAACACAGCTAGCGCAGATCACCTGGTCGGCGCTGGCTGAGCGCAATCGAGCGGCGAATACATTCGCCGTGCTGAGCGCGGCCGAGGATCTGGACACGCTCACGGTCAAAATCACCAGCGCCGGATCCGAACCGATCCGCATCGGCGGCCTGTGGATGAGCCGGATGATTCAATTCCAGGCCGACAAGGGCGCGGACTGGGGCGCGGACGACTACAGCCGCATCGTTCGCGTCAGCGCCACCCCGTGGCCCAACCAGCGCACCCAGGCCGACCGCGTGACCTGCACGGCCAGCTTCATCCGCGACCCGCAGGCCTGGGGCACTGAGGGCGGCGTGAACTTCAAGGGCATCTTCGAGCGCGTCAAAACCACCGAGCCCGTCGTCTACATCCGACGCACCAGCACCCAGGCCGATATCGACCGCTGGAGCATCTACGGCCAGCTGGCAGCACCAGGGCGGATTGCGCACCGGCGCGGCCCGCTGAACCGGGTGGAGTTTGATGTGATGGAGATACGGTAGCCCGCGGGGCGGGCTACGGTTTCCGGTTTACGGTTTAATCGGAGGCGGCGCAGTATGACGACACAGGACGCAGATCTGGGCTAGCGCTGTAACTGTTGATTCGCCTGCTCGGCCTGAGCAATTATTTGATCAGCAGTTTTTCCGTGGAACTGTTCCGCGACCCTTTCGGGGAGCGCGCCGCCGTTCTAGAGTCGGCGGCACTTTGTAACCGGCCGCCGTATCTTCACGAACTACTGTTTCGGCCTCATAGCCACCAACAGCAAGCCGCAGACGGATCAGTTCGAATAAATCCGCACCTGATATTTCTGAAAATCGAGCGAGATAGTCCAGCTCCGGCAGGCGATGGCCCCGTTCGTAATCCCCGACGGTCCGGCGAGAAGCCCCAATCAGCTGCGAAAACTGCTCAATCGTACCCAATCCACGCAACTTTCTTATTTCCTTCAGTTTTTTGCGAAACTCATTACTCATAGGGGTAAATGCTTTCTCTTAAATCATAAAATATGTTTGACAAGGGCAAATAGTTGCCCTATCGTTACCCCAAGCTCCCTACTTTTATGCAGACCTAGGACATTGTCTCACGATGCAGAACCAAGCCACCAACATCGGCAATGAGCGCGACCAAACGCAGCTGAATATTGCCATTGACAGCTCGCTGCACCAGTCATTAAGGATTCAGGCCTTCCTGAAAAAGCAGTCGCTGCGTGAGTTTTCTGAAGCGATCTTGCGCAACGGCGTTGAGAAGCTTGATTCCCATGCAGGGAAATCTAGTTCCTCTGAATCTGCTGCGCCAGTGGCCGAACCCGATGACGCGTTCGATCGATGAGCAAACCGAACCCCCCTTCTGGCGTGCAACGGTCGGCCGAGCGGACCCTCCCCGAAGCGATCGGCGACGGAACTGCGCCAGGAGGGGATCTATTCCGCCACCTCTAACGTCCAGACCGGCCAGCGCCTTGATTGCGCGGGCGCGATCTGGCGCTGGTACGGCAAGGCTTTGACTGAACGATTTACCCGCCAAGGAGGCTAGACATGCAGACCAACCCCAACATCATGCCGACTTTGACCCCGGTGCAGATGGACCTGGCCATGCCAGGCTGCCCCTCGGCCGTTGACGAAGCCTGGTCGGTGCACAAGAAAGCGCTGGCCCCAATGAACCTGAACCAGGCATTGGAGCACGCGCTCTATGGCCGTCTGATTCGTGCCCATGCCGGGGCGATCGAGGCGATGCGGCGATCAGCCGTGCGCCGGCGTATTCGGCGGGCCAAGCGATGAATATCAGCGCGGCGGCTTCGAATTCAATCACGCTGGTGTTCATCATTGTGGCCATTGCCGTGGCACCGGTGGTGCTCTACGCGATTTGCAGCTGGTTCAAGGATCGCCAATGAGTGCCCAGCAATTCCAGATTTTGAACACCGGCGACCCGGTGGATCCACGCCGCCGAAACCGGCAGTGGGGCGAGGTGGGCGCGAGCTTCATGCTGTGCGGCACGCTGCTGATTCCCCTTATCAATATCGCGGGCGATATCTGGTTCCAGATGTTTACCCGCGAAGGCGACGAGGTTGGCGGACTGCCGATCGCCCCGATGAGCTTCGAGCCTGAATCCCCTTATCGCGTGGTGCCACGGGCGCTGCGCATTCACCCGAACGGCCGACCTGAAGCCGTTCTGATCGAAACCCAATACACCGGCCAATTCAACACATCAACGAGACCGGTCTGGGCCACTTCAAATAACGAGGACGACGATGCAAACGACGAATCAAAACACATTCAACCGCTATCTGACGCAGGCTGAAGAGCGAGCGCTTTTCCGCTGCGTCAAAGACCACGCCGGGCCACTGGCCGCGCGTGACTACCAATGGATGCGCCTGGCCCGCAACACCGGCCTGCGTGTCGGCTCACTGGCCGGGCTGACCGTGATGGATGCGCGCCTGGCACTGGCCAGCAAGCACATGGCCATCAGGTCAGACATTGCCAAGCGCAAACAGGCCCACACCGTGCACCTGAACAAACACGCCCGAGCCGCTCTGGTCGCGCTGCTTAAAATTCGGCGCGAGCTCGGCCACCCCGAAACCGACTCAGCACCGCTGATCATGAGCCGCAATAAAAACGGGCTTTCGATTCGCAGCTTTCAAGCGCGCATGCGCTACTGGGCCAAAAAGGCCGATCTGCCCGTGCAGGCCACCCCGCACTGGTTCCGCCACACCCTGGCCATGCGCCTGATGAAAAACAGCACAGCCCAGGATCCGCGCGGCGTAGTGCAGGGCGCACTCGGCCACCGCGACATCAATTCAACCGCCGTCTACACCCGGCCCAGCCGCGAAGACGTGGCGCTGGCGCTGGATGAGGTCGGGTCATGAGCGACTCAAAAAGGGAAACGATGACTCGCGACGAATTCCTCACCATTGCGACAGGAAACGGCGCCGTACCAATCGAGAAAGCATTGTTCGAATGCCCTATGTGCAAAACCAAGCAATCAGCGACTGACTTGATTGATGCCGGGGCGGGCGATTCGCTTGAATCTGTTCAAGGATATCTGGCGTTCAGCTGTATCGGTCGATGGGATTCAGCCAAGGGCTGCGACTGGACGCTCGGCGGACTTTTCCAATTGCATGAGGTTGAAGTTGAATTTGAGCCTGGTCAGATGCGGCCCTGCTTCAGGCCGGTCGAGCCGGCAGCGGTGGAGGTGGAATCATGAGCAGTCTCGCACTTTTTGCCGGCATCGCGATCGGCATTGCCTATGTCTTCATCGGCCTGACGCTGCTGATCGCTTTCGACAAAGCCTATCGCTCAGCGGTTGGGCCTTGGCTGGGTGATCGTGGCTCGGTCTGGGTCGGGCTTGGGGTGCTGTTCTGGCCCGTCTCGCTGCTGATCGATATTGCGATCGAGGTGTTCTATTCACTGCGCGGCCGCAACCGCCGCATTGGGGGTGCTCGATGAGCGATTCCAAGCAAAAAGCGACCACGCTGGCCGGCCTTGCGGAGCCTGAATGGGTAGCGCTGGCGCGCCGGGTGGGTAACGGCCTGGCCACAGCCCATGACGCCGAAAAGATTGAATCGATCGGCCTGCTGCCACAGGCCATACGAGTGCGCCAGGGCCTGGCCACGCATTCCGATGGAGTGCTTGTGAATCTGCAGGCAGGCCTGCGCTTGCTGGGCTTTATTTCAGCAGAGAAAAGCGCGCGGAGGGTGGTATGACTAGAAAACACATCGAAGCCGCCCAGCTGGTCGCCATCCGGATGCGCAGCGGTCCAATACCCAATCCTACCCAGGTATCGCGTGACTACAACATCGGCGGCACGCAAGCGTATGCCGTCATCGAACGAGCGCAGGAGCTGCACATCCGCTGGCAGCTGGCGTTCTTTGCCCCACCACCGCTGAAAGTAGCGCGGAGGGTGGCGGCATGAGCGAGCTTATGCGCAAGGGCAACACCGTGCATCTGCCTGCGAGCGGCGAGCTGATTCATTCCTGTCTGTTGTTGTTCAGCATCGACGATCGCGAGCCGGAACCTGGAAGAGCCTGCTGGCTGCTGCTTGCGGCTGAAGGTGAGATTGAATGGGAGTTTGGCGAGTGGCAAGACGGCAAAGGAACGGGCGCGAAGGGCTGGTATCTGATCGGCGAAAGTCGGCCAATCAACGAATTTGATTATCGGATAGAAGCGTGGGCCTACCCGCCGCCGATTCCGCCATTGCCATTCGATGATGCGCGAGAGCCGTCATGAACCGCCACGCATCCATGGATTTTATCGATGCGGCACTGCATCACCTGCTGCGATATCCCGACGTGCTGGCAGAGCTGGCCGCTGGCCGGCGCTTTTTGATGGTGAGCGATTCCGGATCGATGGGCTTTGCTCGACCCGACGAGCTGACCGTAGGCTGGCGCGAGATTGGCCGGGCTTCCGACCTGATGCCGTTCATGCAGGCTATCGCGAAGTTCGAAGCTGACGCCCATCGCTGCCGCCACAAATCAAAGGCGTGCCGCAAGTTGCTGCGCTACGGCTGGCTGATGATTGGTCTGCATCGATCCTACGACCTGTTGGTCGACCTGCACCAGGACGCGGTCAACCCGAAGCGACGCGCGAAGGTGCCGGCATGAGCCGCCGCGATGCACCCGCCTGCAATTGGCCATATCCGGTCGAGATCAGCCGCGAGAACATCCTGACCCACACGGTGAAGATCAGCGATTTGCCCCCCGTCCAGCGCGCGGCCGCGTTCAAGAAGATGCAGGAAGTCGAGCCGGGCATGGCTGAGTTTCTCAAGCAGATGGCCGGCACCTTCGGCAAGAGCGAAACCTTTGTGGATGAAGAGACAGCCAAGCGGCTGGGGGTGGAATGATGAATGATTTTGATCAGTGTTCAGAGGCTATTGTCTGCCCGAACTGCCAATCCGTTCAGGATGCCTTGATCGTTTTTGATCTAGGTCTGCCATTTCCTTGCTACGTACACACCTGCTCTGATTGCGGCCGCGTGATCCTTGAAAGCGAGTGGATTCCCGCCGATGAGCCTGAATATGAGATTGAGAGGGCAGGCTTGTGACCGGCTTCAAATTGACCCCCGGCGTCGTGCCCCTGAACCTCCAGATCAAATGCGGAGCCCGTGAGCTGGCGCTGCGCAAGCGCTGCTACCCGCGATGGGTGGCGCACAAGCGCATCAAGGAAGACGAAGCCGCCCGCGAGATCGAACGAATGGAGGCGGTTCTCGACACGCTTCAAGCCCTGGCCGGCGGGCACTAAACCTTAACTTTTCTGCACCCGGCCGGGCCGCTGGGTGCTGCTGAACTGACGGCGAGAGTCATGCAAAACGATATTCAACGAATCAAACAACAGGTAGAAATCCACGACCTAGCGAACCGCCTGGGCATGGAGCGCCCCGACCAGCGGGGCAACTACCGAAGCCCGCACCACGACGACAAGGACCCCAGCGTGGCGCTCTACGACGACGGCGGCTGGAAGGACTTCAGCGCCGATCAGCACGGCGATGTGATCGACCTGGTCGAGTACGTGCGCGGCTGCGACACCGGCGAGGCGCTGGAGTGGCTGCGCCGTGAGTACGGCATGGAGCGGCCCAAGCCGAACGGGCAGGGCGCACCGCGCGAGAAGTTGACGATATCGGAAGCGATCGCGTTTCGCTCTAGCAAGACGGACCCGGGGCCGGCGGTTGAATACCTGACCGGGCGAAGCCTGCCTGAATCGATCGTGCAGTGGGCATTGCGGCGCAAGGCGCTCGGCTATAACGACTGGTGCTCCGAGCAGCGCGCCGAGGGCGAGATTGGCCACGGTGGGCCGGCCGTCGCGTTTCCGTGTCGGCGGCTGTCGGACGGAAAAATCACCGGCATTGATCTGCGCTATCTGGACCCGGCGATGAACGGCGGCCTGAAAACCAGCAGCCAGGGCTGCAAGGACACGCCCTATATTCCCTGCCTGCGCCAGTTTGCGAATGCGCGGACGATCTACGTGGTCGAGTCAGCGATCAATGCGCTGTCGATCGAGGCCCTGAAACTGCCGAAATCAGCCACGCTGGCCACCCGGGGCACGGCGACGTGGGAGCAGATCGACTGGTCGATGTGCGCCGGCAAGCGGGTGATTCTGGCCATGGACGCCGATGAGCCCGACGACAACGGCAAGCGAGCGGGGCCAGAGGCGGCCTGGCGAATTCTTGAAAAACTGACCGCGCTGAACATTCCGGCCCAGCTGGTTGATCAAACGCGCTGGTATGCCGAGGAAGGCTGGAACGACTGCAACGACATCCTGCAGGCCCAGGGCCTGAGCACGCTGCAAAGTTGCGTACAGGCGGTCGAGCCCTGGCTGGTGCCGGGGCTGGCAGGGTCCGATGGTGTGCCGGGCAGGAAACGACTGTTTCTGCCGCCGCACGACTGGGCGATTTACTGGAAATATCGCACCACCGAGGATTTCACCCGCTATATCGACGAAGTGGACGAAGACGAACACGGCGGCGAGCGCAAGGTTTTCAAAGACGTGTGTGGCTTTCGCATCACAGGCATCAGCCAGGTGCAGATTGCCGACCACAACAGCGTGCTGTCGGGCGAGGCCAACGCCCAGCCGACCACGGTGTTTTCAGTCAGCGCCCAGCGACCGGGCGACAAGTTTTCGCTCGAGCGGCGGGTGATGCCATCCGAGCGCCTGCACAAGCTGGACCAGTGGGACAAGTTCGGCAGCATCTTCAACCAGTATATTTTCAAGCGCATGCTGTCAATGCTGGAGCGCACCACCGGGCTGATGCGCACCGACGCGGTGAACTTCGTCGGCCTGTGCTGGAAGCACGGCGATTTGGTGGTGAATGAGGGGTCCGACTGTTATTTCGACGACCAAGAGCAGCAGTGCCCCTACCACGGCCTGCGATTCCCTTCCGGCACGCGCAATCAGGCGCACGACGTGTTCGAGGCCTACCGCCTGACCTACAGCCACCACGCGGCGCTTCGCATGCTGGTCTGGTCGCTGGGTGGCCACATGAAGGCGCTTCTTGGGTTCTGGCCGCACATGGCGCTGCAGGGGCCGAAGGGCTCGGGCAAGTCTGTGCTGACCAGCCGGCTCGAGCGCACGATCGGCATGCACATGTATGGGTCCGAGCAGATCAAGACACCATTCAGGCTGCTGTGCTCGGTCAGCTGCACCAGCCACCCGATCGGCTGGGAAGAGCTCAGCACCAACGACCAGCGCGTGATCGATGCCGCCGTGGCCATGCTGCAGCAGGCCTACCAATCGGCCCACACCACGCGCGGCAGCGACCACCTGGCGTTTTTGATCAGCGCCCCGGTGCTGATGGCAGGCGAGGACGTGCCCGTGAGGAGCCTGACCGGCAAGCTGGTGGCCGAAGAGCTGACCCACAAAACCAAGGGCCAGATGATGCCCGAGAACCTGGCCCCGTTCCCGGTGCGCGAGTGGCTGCAGTTTTTGGCCGCCTGCGGGCGCGACAAGGCCCGCGAAAACCACCAGCGTTGGCAGAAGCGGCTGCTGCAGGTTAGCCGCGCCGACTCGGACGACTCCGGCGCCCAGCGCATGATCTCCAACTACGCCGCCGTGATGGCCGCCGCGGGCCTGCTGTTTGAATTCTCGGGCAGTGAGCACTTGATCGATGACTTTTACGATCACCTGGCGCGCGAAATGAACGTGCACATGAAATCAACCGAGCACGATCGCGAGCCCTGGGTGTGGATCCTCGAGCACATCCTGAGCGATATCGACAGCCATCAGTTCGACTACCCCTACGGCGTGCGAGACCACGACGGCCAGGCCTGCCTGGTGATCAAGGCCAAGCACATCATGCAGCACCTGCAAACCACCAGCCGCTACCGCCAGGTGTGGGACAGCCTGCCCGTCAAAAGCACGGTCGTATTCAAAACCCAGCTGCAGCGCGCCGGCGTGCTCATATCAGAAACCAAAGAATTCACCCACAACAACCGCCGCCACCAACGCATGGCCGCCCTGAGCCTCGAACAGCTCGACCGCTGGGGCCTGGACGTCGCGATGGAGCAGGGAGCGTTTGATGCACCAACTAAGGAAGACCAGCAATGAATACCAAAAGCAAGGCCAATGCTGTTCTGCGCGGCGGTTGGGCGTCATAAAAATAATCTGAGTAATTGTTGACATATACGCCGAATTGCCGTAATATAGGTTTCGTGGTCAGCAGATCACAACCCGCGCCTCGGGGGATTCGGGGGCAAATGGAGAGAATAATGAACACTTATAGACTGTTTCGCCTGAACGAAAATTCATCATTCGCTACTATCTCAAGCAACGATCTACCAAACCCGCCCAGACGAATGGGGTTGAGCGCCGTAGTTAACGCGGTATATGGAGGAGAATATGGCGCGGAGCTGGTGGAAAATCTTGGCGACGGGCGATTCAAGGTCCAGCCGGGGTATCCATTGGACAGCGGTGGAACGACACTCAGCCGCCCGATAATTATTGATATTGAAGCGCATGAAGTCGGGGCGGGGTCATGATGCCTAATCACCCCAACCGCAGCCGCCGGGGCGGTCATTTCACGCAACCAAGCGCAGGCCGCGTGACGCATTTACGGAGCGTAGCAGGCTGGACTCAGGCCCAAGCAGCGCAAGTGCTAAAGGTGGGCATCCGCACCTACCAGCGCTGGGAAGACCCAGACGACACGGCCATGCCTGCAAACGTGTGGGAATTGATGAAAATTCGAGCATCTGAGCGAATTGATGAAAATTCGAGCATCTGAGCAAGGAGAGACAAAATGATTAAGGCAAATCCCCCCGGCCCAGGCCCACGTATTCCCCTGCGACCGCTGGGACCGCGTCGGAGATCTCCGCCGTGTGTTCCCAGGCTTCAACGCCCTGCCACCCGGATCAGGCGAATCCTACGGCCACGCCGAACACTGGTGGCAAACCCTGGGCGTCTCCAAAGACGCCCGACGTCCCGAAATCGAAACCGCCTACCGCCGTCAGCGCAGCCAACACCACCCAGACTACGGCGGAGATCCTGACCGCTTCGACCGCGTCCAACGCGCATTTGAAAACGCAAGGAGCGCATGGCGATGAGCAGATCAAGACCGTTATGGTGCCAAGTGCCCGAGTGGGCCCAGTATTTGACCCGAGACCGCAGCTGCTTGTGGATGTGGTGGAAGACCAAACCCTTCATGAACGGCTTCGGTAATTGGATATCAGGCGGTCTGAGCAAGGTTGCCCTGGCGAACTCAGAAAAGCCAATTCTCGAACAGCGGCCGGGTGACTCCGAGGCGGCCGCATGATCTCGATCAAACTGACCAAAACCACCGATTTCACCCTGTTTTTGGAAAATCAGCGCCAAAAATGTAGGGCCTGGCCAAAATCAGAGGAGGAAAAAGGAGGCCGAAAAGGTGTGAAACGGCCCTTTTTCAATTTGGGAGGGGGGGAGACATCAGAAAAAGCGAGGGCTTGGCCCCTTTTTTCACGTAAGTCACTGAGCGTTGAGCAGTTTTCATGCACAAATTTCGTTTTATCCCCTACATTTTACCTTTTAACTACTACAAAAAAAATAAGAAGCCCTACAGAAGGGGATAGGTGGCCCTCGCTTTTTTCAACTGGTCAATTTTTGCTCCTACATTTTTTTAGGGCCATTTCCAAAAAGCGAGGGGGTGTGTTTCGTTCTAAATCAATCACTTACCCCCAAAACACCCCTAAAACCACCCCCTACATTTCTGACTCCCCCCCCCCTCCTGAAAGGCAGGCCTGTGGATAACTTGTTAGTAAGTCGAGAATGGGCGGAACTTGTGGCCCGATATGAGACCTGGCTCAGGCACAGCTCTGGCCGTTCACCTGCGACCTGTCAGAAGTACGGCGGGCAGCTCATGGCGCTGGGCCGGTGGTACAAGAACCCGCCAGAGGATGCGAAGCTGCGCCCGACAGCACCCAGCCCGGAGCGTGCCAGCACGGATGACCTGGAGCTGTTTTCTGGGTTGTATGCCCACCATCGCGGCTTGATGCCGCGCAGCAGGGCGCCGATCATCGCCTCGCTGAAGTCGTTCTTTCGCTGGGGCAGCAAGCGCGCCGGCCTGAGCAACCCGGCCAGCGGGCTGGTCTATCCAGAGATCGGACGCAGGCTGCCGGTGCCGGCCAGCCTGGAGACGGCAGAGAAACTGCTGATGGCGCCGGACCTGACCACGTTCATGGGGCTGCGTGATGCGGCGATACTGGCGACGCTGATCGGCACGGGCATCCGCGTCAGCGGCCTGGTGTCGATGAATCAGTCGGCACTGCTATGGACCACCGAGAAAGGCAGCCGCGTGCTCGACATCAAGGTCGCAGAGAAGGGCGGCAAGCAGCGGATAGTGCCGGTGCCTGTCGAGGCCCAGGTGCTGATCCGAGCCTACCTGGCCCACCCAGAACTAGATGGCATCGATCGCCAACTAAAGGATGCTGATCGGGTGCTATGGATCAGCACCCGCAACCGGTCCTGCCCACCGCATGAGTATCAAGGCGAGCGCCGGCGCATGCGACCTGGTGCAATCAATCAGCTGATTAAGAGGCACGGCAAGCGCGCCGGCGTGCCAGTCGAGCACTGCCACCCCCATGCATTCAGGCACCTGTTCGGCACTGAGCTGGCCGAACACGACATCGATCCCTGGCAACGCCAGGCAATGATGGGCCACGCTGATATCAAGTCGACCGAGGTTTACACCCATCTGGCGCTTCGCAAACTCAGAGAGAGCAGCGACAAGGCCAACCCACTCAAGCGCCTGCGATCGCCAATCCTCGACAGCGCCAGGGAGATCCACAAGCGAAGCGGGTCCGAGTCATGAGCACCCAGCCGATATGCCAGCCAACCGGATCCGGACGTCTGCCCGCGACCAACAGACCGCTAGAAATCTTATTGCCCCAGCCACAACAGCTTGTAAAGGCTATGATTGCCAGTGGCTACGGGCTGCCTCAGAATCCGCCTTTGAAACGGGCTAAGTCCACAGCCTCGCAGAATTGTCCAGCTGCGCACTATTGGATAACACGCAGCTGGGGAAGTGACCAGGCCAGACAGATCAGGGGCTTACGATGATCACCAGCAACGGAAAGCGCAGCTCGAACAACGGAATGGATCCAGATGACCAGGCCAGCGATGGGGTGGGGGGTCGGCAGGCAGATGGACCCACTGACCAGCGCGGGGGTGGGTACTTGGATATCTGCAATGAAAAAAAGCACGGCTTTGCGGATCCACGGCGCGCGGATTTGGTCGACCTTGTGCCGGATCACTGGCTGGCGGTGGCTGATCAAATCGGCGTCGACAACTTTCTATTGACCTGGCAGCTACTCAGTGAGAACGATTCGATTCAGGATAATTTCGGGCGAGTCCATATCCCGAATTTTTCGGCATGGCTCCGATATCAACGAAACCGGCTGATCTCGACCCTTGCCCGGCGCGGTGATTCTGCCCAGGATATCCACGAGACTCTGAAAAAGCGGCTCGGGTATGATTTGAGCTTTGGGCACATTCGGGATTTGATGAAGCAATGACGACGGCGTGATCTACGCGAGGGTGAGTACGGCTCCCCGTGTCGGGCTTGCTAAGAACCGCTTGTGAGCGGTTGCCGGTGCGTTGGCGGGTGGCTGCTTGATGAGTTGCCATAGATTTCGGCGTTGACGGCTGTTATTACCGCGTAATGGGAAAGCGGCGCGACAAGCTGGCGACGGTGAGGCTTCACTGTCCGGAATGTGATCATCGCTGGGCGGGTGAGCCTGGGCGGGTTGTTGATGTTCCGGATAAGTCGCATCACCCCTGGGACTATTTCGCGGAGTGCCCGCGCTGTGGCGAGGAAGGGCATCAGGATGGGCGCGAGCAGGCGCTGCTGAAGGCCTGGGCTAATGCGACCGGCCCGCGCACGTCGGAGGGCATGGCGAACACGGCGAAGAACCTCGAAGGGCACCCGACGCCGGAGGAAGCGCGGCGGACTCGGTTCAACGCTTTGAAGCATGGCGCCTATGCTGAAACGGCGCGCTATTTTCCGGCCAGCCCGGGCAAGTATGCCGAGTGCAACGGCTGCCCGTATTTCAATGACTGCGGCCTTGATGGGAATCCGGCCTGCCAGCGCAAGACCGAGCTATTCATGCGCCATCAGATCGCGTTTGACTCTCAAGACCCGACCCTTCTGCAGGGCATCCGCGCGTCGATGCACGCATCGGTCGCTGCCATCCTGGACATGATCATCCAGTCGATCATTGCGCGTGGTGTCGAGCTGGTCAGTCCGGCCTGGTATTACGACAAAGACGGCGGTTTCCACTTGGCGGAATACGAAGACACCAAAGGCGAGCGCCAGCTGATCATGGAGGTCAAGGAGAATCCGCTGCTCAAGCGCATGAGCGAGATCATCAAGTCGACCGGCATGACGCTGAGTGATTCCGGCATGACGGTGGCCACCCAGCAGGAGCGTGACTCGATCGAGGGACAGCTTTCCGGCGAACAAACCGACCGCGCGACGCTGCTGGAGTATCAGCAGAAGCAAGCGCTGGCGCTGGAGTCGATGAGCGACATTCTTTCGCGTGCCGCGGCCCGTTCCGAGAAAGACCCGATCGCGCTGGAGCATGCTCGCAATGCCGAGTGAACGCAGCTCGCCGGCGCAGCGGATCCAGGCGCAGTCTCAGGCCGAGCGCGAGATCAAGCGGTTTTCTGACAATCATGCGCTGTGGCACAAGCACATTCACAACGTCGATCTGGATCCGATGCAGGTATTCAAGTGCATAGAGATGGACGAAAACCGTTACACGGTCGATTTTAGCTGCCGCCGTACCGGTAAGACGACCATCAAAGAGCTGTGGCTGCTGAAGTACCTGGCCGAGAACGCCGACCAGGAGCTTGGCATTGTTGCCCCGCGCGAGGCGCAGTCGATCACTAGCCTGAACTACCACCTGGCCGCGATTCGCCGCAGTCCAATCCTGAAGGCCTGGGTTAATCACAAATCGGGCCGCCAGCAGATGGCCGACACTTATTATCAATTTGGCAATCGAAGCGTTGCCCGGGCCTACGGCATTTTTTCCCAGATCGACGGCGCTGACCTGACGGTCGCCAGCCTAGAAGAGGTGGACGATCTCCCGCGCGAGAGATTGTTCAGCCGATTCCTGTTGACGATGGGCGCCACCCGCCGTCTGGGCGCGAGCTCGGAGGCGAAAAACGAGCCGCGCATCCATATCACCGGCGTCTACAAGGGCGCCGACACGCTGTCGGAGATCATCGCCAGCGGAAACTACAAGACGCTGCCGGCCGTTGACTGCCACCTGGGCGTCGAGCTGGGCATCCTGAATGCAGAATTCATTGACAAGATGCGCCGCGAGCTGTCGCCAGATGAATACATTCGCCAGCTGCTGTGCAAGAACGTCAGCGCCAAGAATTTGATCTGGGAATCGTATGTGCGTCGAGCGCAGCAGGTCGGCCTGCAGGCCAGTCTCGATATCGTCCAGCCGATGCCTGGCGAAACCTACCGCCCGCGCGGGCTGATTGGCCTGGGCTATGACGCCGGCGGCCACGGCGAGCGCCCGGAAAGCTCGAAGCATTGCCTGGTCATCACAGAGCAGATCGGCGAGTGGGTGTTTTTCCCGTTCGTTCGCACTTGGCCGGCCAACGCTGATGACATGGCCGTCGCGCGCGATATCGTCTCGATCTGGCGTTATTTTTCGCCCGACTACGCGCTGGGCGACAGCTACGGCGTCGGACTGATCAGCCTGGTCAATGATCTGCTGTTCAGCGAGGGCCTGATCAAAACCGACCGGCGAGCGGTCAGCGATGGCGAGAGCGGGCCCAGCACCTGGCCCGAATGGGACTTCAGCCCGATCCAGTTCGACGGCCAGGCCAAGCACCAGATGGCCCAAGCCCTGCGCCGCGTGTTCCACGAAGGTCGGGCCGTAATCCCGTATTTTGAAGATTCTGACGCCAGCCTGATCGACATGGACACAATCGGCCACCGCACGCTGATGCGCCAGCTCCCCAACGTCCGCGCGGTGCCGACCTCGAAGAGTTACAGCCGTTACGAAATGGTGCGCAGCACCCAGGGCGATGACGCCTTCGATGCCTCGATGGCGTCGGTCTGGTCGCTGGCCACGCGCGGCATGCTGGACGACGTCGCGCCCCTTATTCTCACCAGCCCGCGAAGCCGGGCCGACCTTTTGGAAGGAACCGTCGCATGAGCCTGCTCAGCAAACTCACGTTCGGCATGTATGGCCGGACCAACCCCGCACCCGATACCACCGTGCCCGGCGAAACCCGCCCCAGCACGGAAACCGGCCGCCGCCCGAGCCTCGACAACTGGATGCGCCGCGAGCTGATGCTGGCCAACTACGTCGACTTCGAGCTGCGCGAGACCATTCAGCGGATCCGCTACATGGACCGCGTCGACCCGCGCGTGAAGCGCATTCACGCCCGAACGGCCCGCGCGGCGGCCAAGGGTGGCCTGCGCCTGCAGACCAGCTCGGGCAACACGAAGCTGATCAAGGCCTGGAAGGATTTCGAGCGCCGCCTGCACCTGCATCGTCGGGAAAAGCTGGAATCCGACCTGCGCGGCTTCATGATGGAAGGCAATCTGCCGCTGCAGTGGGTGCTCAGCACCGAACAGCCGCGCGTGATCGGTGCCGTTCGCATGCCCAGCGAGACGCTGGTGCCGCTGGTCGACAAGACCGGCCGATTCGAATCACCCGAACGGGCCTGGCGCCAGATCAACCCCGTCACCGGCGAAGAGCTAACGCATTTTGCCCTGTATCAGCTCACCGTCGCCCGCTTGACGCCGGACAATTACGACGACTGGGGATCACTGGGCCGCCCGTACCTCGACGCCACGCGGGCGATCTGGAACAAGCTGCGCATGACCGAAGACGACATGGTCGTTCGCCGCAAGACCCGCGCGCCTCAGCGCATGCACCACAACCTGCCCGGCGCAGATCCGGACCAGCTCAAGGACTACCAGGCTGGCGTAGACGCCGACCAGGCCGACGGCAACTGGCGCGACTACTACACCAACAGCAAGGACGCCAAGGTCACAGCCGTTGGCGGCGATGCCAACCTGCACGAAATCGCCGACGTGGTGCACCTGCTCGACACATTCATGAGCGGCAGCGACATGCCCAAGGGCCTGCTTGGTTACTTCGAAGGCCTGAGTCGCGACATCCTCGAGGACATCAAGCGCGACTGGTTCGACTCGCTTGACAGCCTGCAGGACCTGGCCGCTCAGATCTACGACTTCGGCTTCCGGCTCGATCTTCTGCTGCAGGGCGTCAACCCAGATCAGTACGACTTTTCGGTGATGTTCGCCGAGCGCCACGCCGAAAGCCTGAACCAGCGCGCCGACCGCGCCCTGAAATACCAGGCGATGGGCGTCCCGCGCGACATGGTCTGGGACGCCGCCGGCCTCGACCCGGCCGCCGTGCGCAAACAGCGCGAAGCCGAAGCCGACGACCTGGACCCGTACCCCGGTGACGACCCAGGCAGCGACCCCGCGCGCCCGCGCGTCAGCATCACGCCGGGCAATGGCCGGCAAGGTGATTCGAGCACGTCGATTAGCAATTAACCACAAGCCGGAGAAGGCGAACATGGAAAACGAACGCGAAGAAAGGTCCAGAATATTCAAAATACTGAACTCGATCCTGCTGGCGAGGAAAGAGCTGGCGGAGGGCGGTATCGAGCCAACGCGCGTCAAGATACCCGTTCTTGCCATGCAATATGGTGCCATCGATCAGATACGTGAGAGCGAGGTAACAGATCTGCTGTCGTGTCGCCTGATTGATATCGTCTGTGACAACTGACGCCTGATCCATGCCCAACGACACCAACACACGCGGCCGCCTGATACGCCAGGGCCAAAAGGCCGCTGCCGTCAGGCTCCAGGCGATTGGCAATCAAAGCTCGGAGGATCTGCTCGCTGCCTTTGAAGCGGCTTTGGCCCGAATCCGGTCTGGCCTTGAGAGTCTGACCGATGCCAGCGGCACGGTGCCGATCCAGTCGCTGCCCGCTGCCGAGCAGCTGGTCAATGATGCGTTGTCGGCGCTGAACCAGCAGACGCGCCAGATCGTTGATTCCAGCCTGTCGGTTGCCGCGACGTTGGGAATTGATCCGTGGTCAGAGGTCGCTGATGTGATCTCGGGCGTTGACCTCCGCAATGAAGTTCTCGAGTGGGTCCAGACCTTTGTCGATGAGAACGGCCTGCAGCTTTCCGACCGTCTGTGGCGAGTCGATCGCCTGGCAAAAACAAGGGTGATCGAGGCAATCCAAGGCGCGGTGATTGAGGGCAGGTCGGCATCTCAAGCCGCCCGGGACCTTTTGCTGCGCGGGCGATTTGTACCTTTCGACCTGGAAAGCAAAGCCGGAAGAGCGGAAATAGCGAGAATACAGAAAGAACTGGGCGACGCCCTGCTCACCGGCCAGGGCAATCCGTGGTTCAACGCGGAACGGGTGATGCGCACGGAAATCAACCGGGCCTACGGCGAGGTCGCCGTGCGCGCGGCGGCCGAGCATCCGGACGTGGTCGCCGTTCGCTTCCTGCTCAGCCCGCGCCACCCGCGCCCGGACATCTGCGACATGCACGCCACGGCCAACCTGCACGGCTTAGGCCCGGGCGTGTATCCGATCGATAACCACCCCTGGCCCGCGCACCCGAACACTCTGTCTTATCTTGAGCCGATCTTCATCGACGAGATCACCACCGAAGACCGCAAGGGTCGGGAAACCATGACGAACTTCATCAACGGCCTGCCCGCGGATCGGCAAGACGCGATACTGGGCGGCAAGGCCAAGGGCTGGGCCTGGCGCGCTGGCCACCTTGACCCGCGCCAGGTCAGTACGCCCTGGTACAAGGTTCGCGCCCAGCTGCAGCGCCGAGGCATCGACATACCGCAGGAGCACGCCCCATGAACAAACCCAAGCCCCCCGCGCCTATTCAATGCAAGTGTGGGTTCAGGATATGGGACGGCGACGTGGTGCGATCGCGCGTGCTCAGATTAACGTCAGGCGCACGATTTGAGGCGAAATGCAGGTGCAAGCGATGGATTCGAGTTCCGGTCAGCTTGGACGCGCCGGAGGCTGGTGAATGAACCATAATGGTTGATTCACGAAGCCCCGCCGAGTTCGGGGTTTTTTTATGTGCCGATAACTTGCCATAGATAGCCGCGCCGACCTTCTATAACGTCGATCGTGCATGAACTCAGGGCAATGTGTTGCATCGATACGATCCCCATTCTCCCCGGCTTCGGTCGGGGAGCTTTCAAGCCGAAGCGCAGCCCGTGGGTCTCCCGGGTCAGCGGTTTCGGCTTTCTGCGTCAGCACGCCCGAAGGGTGTGTGTCTTTTATCCAGTCTTCCGGACTCGATCCGACTGAGTGATGAGAATCGCTCGACCTGGGTCACGCTGACGCGCACGGGATCATGGAACCACCCTGCCTATGGCCGATTCTCGATTACCGAGGACACGCTGCAGCAGATCGTTCGCAATTTTCAGGCCGACACCTACGGCCAGAAGATCTTCATTGACGTGGGGCACAACCCCGACGGCGGCTCGGGCGGCGAAATTGTCCAGCTGACGATCGAGGGCAAGCGGCTGCGCGCGCAGATCGACTGGACACCCTGGGGCGTCAATCAGGTCACCGAGAAGGGCTTTCGCTATTTCTCGGTGGACTTCACTGATGAATACGTCGACCCGGAAACCGACCGCAACCATGGCCCGCTCTTGTTCGGTGCCGCACTGACCACCCGGCCGTTCGTCAAACGGCTCGACCCTGTGACCTTATCCGAAGATTTCACGCCGCCGGACCGACGGGTGTTCATGCACCCCGAACTGCGCCGGCAGCTTTCTGAATATGTGGAGACCCATCAAATGAACTGGCTCAATGAACTGAAAAAGAAACTCAGCGCGCTCGGCTTTTCCGACGTGGTTGTAAAGCAGCTTTGCGCAACCGCTCAGGCGGCCGCGAAGCACCTGGGCGAAGATGAAACCGCCTTGCAGGCACTCTCTGCGCAGTTTGTCGAAACCGGCAAGACGCTGTCCGAGTCGATCGGCGACAAGGACGTGAAGCTGTCCATCAACCTGCCCGAGGCCCCCAAGGCCGACGACAAGGCCACCCAGCTCAGCGAAGAGCGGGTCGCCGGCATGGTCTCGAGGCAGCTCAAGGCTGCTGAAGACGCTGCCGAGGCCAAGCGCAAGCAGCAGGCCGACTCACTGGCCGATCGCCAGAAGGTGCTGGCCGATACGGTTGACGCCGCTGATGGCCTGTCGGACGAATCCAAGGCTGAGCTTAAGAAGACGCTCGGCGAGCTGATCAACGAAAACATGACCGCCGACCAGGTCAAGCGCCTGGCCGAGTTCCAGCTGACGCAGGCCAACCAGGCCGCTGCGCAGGCCCAGCTCAGCGCGCTGGGGTATCAATCCAGCCGCAGCGGGTCGCCGCAGATCACCATTGATGATGCCGGCGGCATCAAGAAGCTCTCGGGCATCATTCGCGAGAACCTGGAGAAGACCAGCGTGGCGCAGAACGGCGGGCTTCGCCTGGCTGAGAAGGATCATCCCTTCCTGCAGCGCGTGCTGGCCGAGTTCGACCGCCACCATGCCAGCCAGCTCGAACATGAGCGCAAGGTGCTGTCCGGTGAGGTCACGGTCGACGGCAACACGAACCTGCCGGCGGGTTTCCGCCGCGAGGTCATCCGTGAAGCCCTGTCGGATCTGAACATTCTGGCGCTGCTCCAGCAGCTGACCGACTTCACGTCCACGGCCACGACCACGATGCAGATCCCGTATGAGGAACGCCAGACCGGCGGCATTCTCAATGATGGGGTGGTCGCAGAAGGCGCTGGCATTCCGAACGCTGGCGTCAGCCAGAAGATGGACTCGGCCTATGTGCAGGCGATGAAGCTGGCGATGAACGTCACCAACGAGGTGATGTATTTCACCCGCGCCAGCATGGTTAACTGGGACGCCTGGGCCCGCACCGGCGCGTCGATCAGCCGCCTGATTCGTGATCTGCTCCAGCGCCGTGTGGCGAATGAGCTGCAGCGGATTTCCGACAGCTACCTTTCTGCCCCGATCACTGGCGAGAGCATCGCCACGCAGCTTGATGGCTCGACCTCGACGATCAAAACCGCGCAGTTCCCGATCGTGCGGCCGCGTCAGGTTAAGGACATCTCCGGCAACAACGTCGGTTCGGTCCAGAACGCCATCGTCATCGACTTCGACGGCACGCCGGTAACCGAGTACGACGGCAGCGGCACGCAGTCGGCCGGCGAGTATTTCCGGGTGACCGACTTCAACCTGGGCTACGTCCAGATCGTTGATGAATCCGGTGACCCGGTCACGCCCAGTGAAACCACGGCGACGATCGGCTACAGCCAGGCCACCAACCTGATCAAGTGGGATTCGGATTACGTCGCCGCCGAGATCTCGCTCGAGAAGCACTGGAACGGTGCCCTTCGCGCCATCGGCAACCGCAAGGCCGCGCTGAACGGCGGTCGCCAGGTGCAGCCCGACTTCTCGCTGATGAGCCCGGTACTGGCCGAGGAAGTGACGAACGCCGAGCACTTCACTCCCAGCCGTCGTCAGCCTGGTGCCAACGCCAACGACGTGACCGGCGAGTTGGAGCGCGTCAAGGGCCTGCCGATCTTCGAGTGCAACGCACCGCAGCTCGACATGGGCGACTCCCGGATTCTGATCGGCCAGCGCGGTGTCGGTGCCTACGGCATCGCCAAGCCATGGATGATCGCCCCGCCGTTCGAGGCCGTCAACGCCCAGGGCCAGCCGACCGGCCAGAAGGTGGCCTACGGCGAGGAATACAACGTGGTCCACGTCCCGAGCCCGGTCCATTACCGGTTCAGCTCGGTGCTGGTGTATTCGGCGACCGGTCGATAACCGACAGCCGTTAGCAGCCAGCCGAAACCGGCAAGCAGTAGAACCCGGCCCGGATCGATCCGGGCTGGGCTTTAAGCCCAAGGAGAAAGCCAGTGAAAAAGGTCCATTATTTCAACGACACGCCGCAGCGCCGAACGATCGGCGGCCAGGCCTGCGCGCCGGGCGCGACGATCTTCGTCGACGAGCGCGACCACCCCAATTTCAAGCCGCAGGCAAAAGCCCGGCCCAAGAAAGACCACAGCGACCCCATTCTGGCGCTGCTGGATAACCCGGTTGCGGACATCATTCCGGAACTACCGAATTTGACCGACGAGCAGTTCGAACTGCTTCAGCAGGCAGAGAAGGACGGCAACAAGACTCGCAAGAGCTTGCTGAAAGCCTTCGACGAAGAGCACCTGCGTCGCGCTGACGCCAAGGTCGACGAGTAAGTGAATGCACCGCAGCGGCATCAGTTCTTTGAACCGGCGATTGTCAGGCCCGCGACCTTTATCGCTGGCCGCTGTGGTTTTTTTCTGCGCGTGGATTTCGGGCAGCACCATGGCCAGCGTTGACGCCAGTGATCTGATTGCCGAGCTGAAAGCCTCGCTGCTTTCATCGGCTGATTATTTTCAAGGCACGGATTCCGATGCGGATGCCGATTTCAAGCGCCACCTGCAAGTGGCCGCTGCGGATCTGGCCGAGCATCGCAACCTGACCCTGCTGGGTGAGTTCGAGCTCGAGGCCGATCAAGCCGACTACACCGACGTTCCCGCCGACCTGGTGCGGATAAATTCCGCGTTATGGGGCACCGAAAAGCGCCTGCACCCCTGGGCCGATAACTACCCCGGCCCGCTGCCGCGCGCTCGCCTGAGCCGCACCAGCTCCGGCCAGCGCATCAGCCTGGCACCGGCGCCGACGCGCACGCAGATTCTGACGCTGGGTTCGACCTATCGCTTTTACTACGCCGCCAGCTACTGGACCGGCAGCACCAGCGACCCACTGAACCTGGACGGCACTGATCGCGGCCTGATACTGCTGCGCGCCCAGGCCGAAGCATGCAAAGAGCTGGCGCTGATGAACGTGACGCGCACCGTCGAGACCCGCACCAGCGTTTCCGGCCCGCGCAACCAGACCCCGCGCTCTCTGTTTGAAATGCTGATCGCGGAATACCGCAAATCACTGGGGGTGGTGGCGTGAGTGCATCTGTTCGCCACACGGTCGACCGCTTGGCTGAACAATTACGCCGCGCCAGTCTTCAGGTTATCCGGGCGACGGATCGCGCCGTTCAGCGCGTGGCGATCGAGGCGGCCCGCATCGGCAAGGAAGACGCGCCCAAGTCGCTCAGTGAGCTGACAAACAGCATCCGCAACGAGCAGATTGGGGTCGCATTTCATCGAGTCATTGCAAGTGCTGCCCATGCGCGTTATGTGCATGACGGAACAACGGGCGGAGGTGTCGCGCCCATTGAGGTACTTAGGCGCTGGGTTCGCGTCGCGAACATCCGGCCTCGCCTAGCCATTTCCGAAGATGAAATGCTGTATCTCATCCAGCGAAAAATTTACAACGAAGGATCCAAGGCTCAGCCGTTCTTTAATCGAGCACTCAGAACCAGCCGCGAGCGCATGCTGGCCCTGGTGCCTGCCGCCGCGCGTGATGCAATCGAGGTGTCGCTGTCATGACTGACCAGCTGACCGACTTCGAAGCAGTGCTCAATGCCATAGAGACATTGCTGACCACGATCGCCTCTGATCGCCTGGTGACGCGCGACCTGAAGGACTGGGACCAGCACGACCGCACTGAACGTGCCGGTGGCGTGTTCACCATCCTGCCGGGCCCGCGTGATGCCTATAACTACGAATATCGGCCTGGCGATTTGCCCCGCGTGCAGATCTTTGTCTACGGCGAAATACAGCTGGCCCGCGATGTGGCAGGCCGTGAGATTGACGCCGAAGAGAACGCCATGGCGCGCGAGCTTGAAACCCTGGCCAACCAGGCCCCCGAGCAGGACCTTCTGGCCGAACTGGCCCTGCAGTCCATCACCGGCTCGGCCCAGACCATGAAACCCACAGCCTCGATTCTCGGGGTGTTTGTATTCGGAGTAGACCGATGAAAAAGGAACTTCAAGACGCGCTGCGCAAGCAGCCCGCCAAAACCAAGCCCCGCTCGCGCATCGCCCGCAAGGGCGAGCGATCAGTGGCAAAGCAACGGCCCGAAGGCAAAAAGCCGGCCAGCAAAGGAAAGGAGAGCTAACCAATGGCCAAGCAACGATTTAATCGAGTGGCCCTGTTGGCTGCGATCGAGGCCACTTATGGAACCGATGTAGAGCCGACCGGCGCACTGAACGCCATCCTGACTCGCAACCTCGAAATTCGGCCGCTTCAGGGTGACGAACTTCGCCGCGAGCTGGACAAGGGAACCTTCGGCAACGACCCCGGCACCTTGCTGGGCCAGCATACCGAGATTACGTTTGAAGTCGAGATCGCTGGTGCCGGCACCGCTGGTGACCTGCCTGCTTATGATCCCCTGCTGCGCGCAGCCGGCCATGCGCAGGACGGCGATGATCCGACCACCCCGACCGAGATCTATTACGACCCGATCGACGACGATGTGCCCAGCGTCACGCTGTATTTTTACGGCGACAAGACGCTGCACAAGGTGGTCGGCGCGCGTGGCAGCGTGACGATGACCCTCGCCAAACGCCAGTACGGCATTTTCTCGTTCACCTTCATGGGGCTGATCGACGACATCGCCGGCGGCACCATCCCGACGCTGGACCAGAGCGCTTTCGTCAAGCCGATACCTTTCCGCGCGACCAATGTGGACTTCAGCCTGTTCGGCGACACCCGCCCGATGCACAGCCTGACCATCAACGGCGGCCAGACGGTCAGCTTCTACGAGAATTCCGAGGAAGAAACCCTCGAGCAGGAAGACCGCGAGAGCAGCTGGGAAGCAACCATCGAGCACCCGGACCTGTCGACCTGGGACGTGTATGCCGCGATCCGCAACGACACCATCGGCGCGCTACAGATGGTGCTGGGCACGACCGCAGGCAACATCGTGCAGGTGGATGCGGGCGAGGTTCAGATGCTGAGCCCGCCGAGCCGATCCAGCGAGAACGGCGTGGTGGCACTGGGTCTCGGCGGCAGCATCATTGCCAGCGACACCAGCGCCCAGCCGACGGGCTATCGCATCACCGTCAAGTAATTCATCGCTCGGGCTTCGGCCCGGGTGGTTTTGAATCAAGAGCAACCGTCAAACGCACAGGAGCGAAAAGACATGTTCAACATCGACGAAGGCAGGACCTTCAAAAAACGGGTTGTTTTCAACCACCCGACAGAATCGGGCGTCGACAAGCAAGTGACGCTCGAGACTGAATTCAAGAGCCTGCAGCGCTCAGAGCTGATCGCCATGCAGCAGGACTGCGACGACTCCGAAGCGTACGAGCGGGTAGTCACCGGCGTTCATGGCGTCGTGCAGGGTGGCGATGACATGCCGCCCGCCGAGGCCAAAACGGCGATGGGCGAAGTAAACGCCTTCGTATTTCAGGCACTGATGACCTACTACCAGGCCATGCAGGGAAACTCCGGGCCGAAAACCTCAAGGAAGCGGCTCGGCACTGGGTGAGACACCAGACCGATCCGGGTTATTCGGCGGATGAAATAGAGGATCTGCGGCGGGCCGGCTTCGGCCCTGAACAGATTCAGGACGTGATCGACAGCGCCAAGGTCCCCGACTTTGGCCTGTGGCCAGAAAACGACGCGCTGATCCAGATCGCGCTCGACTGTCACTGGGATCGATCGCTGGGCGGCATGGGTGGCCGCATCTGGAACGGCGTCAGCAGTTCCGAGGTGACAGCCACGATGAGGGTTTACCGCACCCCTTCCAGTGACCGCCTGGACACGCTGCGACTGGTGAGGCTATTCGTCTCGACCGCCTGCGGCGGATTGAACAACTGGGAATCAGAACGCGCCGAGGAGGCCAGACGATGAACACGCACCACCTGAACCGAACCCTCATTCGCTACCTTGTCCTTGGCGGTGCGCTTGTCGTGCTGGCTGGCTGTGGCACCACGGCCATCAACCAGATGGCGATGGAAGCCCACCGCGAAAGTCTGCTGACTCAGCGAACGGCGATCGAGCAGCACCAGAACGCCTGCGCTTCGAATGCGGTCGGCTGCCGGGATGACATGTGCCGAGTGGCCGTGACGCTGGCCTGCGCGCTGGGTCAGCCTGAGATGCGAATCGAGGCCCCGAGGCTTCGCAGCCCTGGCGAAGAGTTTGCGCGCGGATTCAGCCCGATCGCCAGCCTGGCCCAGGCGGGCATTCAGGTCTGGGGCGCGGGCTGGCTGGTTGACCGGTCTGGCCAGAACATGGTGGACCTGGTCACCGCGAGCGGCGGACTGGTGCAGCAAGTCGGCGGGGTGATTGGTCCGCTGCAGGGGCCGGTCGACAACTCGATCACCGTGGGCGGCAATTACGGTGATTCAGACAGCTCGACGAACGTAGGCGGCAACTTAGGAAACACCGAGACCGTCGGCCGCGACCAGATCGGCGGCGACCAGCGCCTGGGTGACGACATCGACGGCAGCTGCATCGGCGATGCCTGCCGCAATACCAGCCCGGGCCCGATCGACCAGAGCGACAATTCGGACAACTCCGACAACTCGACGAACCCGCCGCCCGATCCTGAGCCGGATCCGGACCCGTAAGGAGTAGGTCATGCCAAACCAACCCCGCGGCGTCCGCAATGCCAACCCCGGCAATATCCGCCACAACCCGCGCAACAAATGGCAGGGCCTGGCGGCGGACCAGCCGGATCTGGAGTTCGTGACCTTCATCGGCCCTGAGTGGGGCATTCGGGCCATGGTGCGGGTCCTGGTGAACTACCGCGACCGGCACCGCATCACCCGCCTGTCGACCATCATCAAGCGCTGGGCCCCTGAAAAAGGCCAGCGCCCGGACGGCACGCGCTACACCCAGCCGACGCCAGCCTATATCGCCCACGTTGAGCGCCTGACGGGCTTCAACCGCAACCAGAACATCGACCTGCACAGCTACGCCCACGTCGAGCCGCTGGTCAAGGCGATGATTCGGCATGAGAACGGCGTGCAGCCATACGACCAGGACACCATCGACCGAGGCCTGGAGCTGGCCGGCATTGTTCGGCCCCGCCCGCGCAAGTTGACCACGCCTGAAGCCCGTGCCGGAGCCGTGACCGCCGGCGGCGCTGGGTCGCTTGCCGTGGCCAGCCTGATGAGTGAGGCCGCGCCCGCGCTGCCGATTCTCCAGACCTTAGCCGACCATCTGCCCGCCGCCGTGCTGGGCGTGGCCGTACTGGCCGCTGGCTACTTGGGATGGAAGTACTTCAGGCGGGCCGCGACGTGATTGCATCACGCATCATTGGCACCACCATCACCGGACGCATTCTCGGCGGGGTGCTGGTGCTTGTCGCGGCGCTGGTCGCACTGCTGCTGCTGAGCCGCTGCTCGAACGCGGAGCTGCAGCGCGAGATCGGCGCGCTAAATCAGAGCCAAGCCCAGGCCACGGAAACCAACCGTAACCAGACCGAACGGCTACGCGAATGCGTCGAGGGCTTTACCGCTTTAGCGGATCGCTTTCGGATCGAACAGAACGCCAACGATGCTGCCGTTTTGGCTGCCGAGCGACGTGCTCGACAGCGTGAACTGGCCCGGATCGCCGAACAGGCCGAGCGCGGACGGATCTACGACGAGAACCCGGACTGTGAGCAGTGGGGCGTTCAGAGGGTCTGTCTGGAAATCGGCGATCGCATGCGCGCCAATCGCCGGGCGCTGATTGATCGGTATCAAGGAGAAAGTGATGAATAGCCGGGCTTCCTGCGTGAAATCTGAGCGCGCTTCGTGGGTCTCGTGCCGCAGAATTCAAGCTGTTGCGCTGCTCATGCTTGCTGTATTCGCTGTTGGCTGTGCCCAGCAGCCGGTCTATATCACCCGCACCGAGATTCAGCGCATACCGACGCCGATCATCATCCCGATCGCCGATGAGTTCATCGAGCCGCTGGTGGTTCGGGAGCTTCCTGAAGACCTGAATAATCGCGACCTCGAGGCCGACATCGAAGTCCTCGAGGCTGTGGTCGACACATGCCAGGACGATCGGAAAGCCCTTCGAGAGCGACAGGAGGATCAGGATGCACATTGAAGCCGACCCAGCCGCCCGATGGGCAACCAAAGTCCAGAACGAACGCCATATTCAAACGCTGCTGATGGCCTTGAGCACTATCGGCATCACCGTGGTCTGCGCCATGCTTTGGTTTATGAACGGGCAGATCGAGAAGGTCAGTAGCTCCTCTGATCAGCATGCCGTGGCGATCGCGGCTATTGCCCAAAAACAGCAAGATACGAGCGATCGTATCGCGTACATGTCGACTGATCGATACACCGGTACGCAAGCCGCACAGGACCGGATCCAGTTTGTTGAGCGGATGGCGGAAATGTCCAGCGACCAGCGTGACATCAAGGAACGATTGCGCGAGCTGGAGCAGCAGTTCGCGCGGTTCCGCGCCCGGTTTGACGACACGGAGAGTGATTCAGAATCATGACCCGCCCGGTCGTCATTGAATTCCGCGCCGATGACGGCAGCCTGATCCGCTCGATGCGGACTACCGGCGCGCAGGCGGATCGCCTGTCGGGCCAGCTCGACGGCACCGGCAACAGCGCCGAGAAGATGGGCCGGCAGACCACGCAGTCGGCCGGGGCAATGAGTCAGCTCAGAGTCGCCGCTGCAGCCACAGCCGTCGTTCTCGGCGCGCGCGTCTATGCAAAGTTCGCCGACGAAATGGCGACCATGAACGCCCGCTTGGCGCTGGCGACAAACGGCCAGAAGGAATTCAATCAGGCTCAGGTCGACGTCACCCGCATCGCCAACGACAACGGCCGGCAGCTGGGCGCGATCGCTGAGCTCTACACCCGCCTGGCGCAGTCGACGGAAGACTACGTCGGCAAAGCGACCGACACGGCCACCATCACCCAGACCGTGACGCAAGCCATGCGCGTCAGCGGCACCAGCGCAGCGGAATCCGCCGGCGCGATCCGCCAGCTCAGCCAGGCCTTTGCCAGCGGCGTGCTGCGCGGCGATGAATTCAACAGCGTCAACGAACAAGCCCCGCGCATCATGCAGGCCCTGGCCGACAGCCTGGGCGTGACCCGTGGCGAACTGCGCGCCATGGCCGAGCAAGGTCAGCTGACCAGCGATATCCTGCGCACGGCGCTGATCGACGAGGCTGGGGCCATTGCTGCAGAGTCGGCCCAAATCCCGCAGACCTTGGGCGAGGCGTTCACCGGCCTGATCAATAACGTGATGCTGGTGGTCGGCGCATTCGATTCAGCGGCAGGCAGCAGCCAGGGCTTTGCCGGCATCATCACCAACGTGTCCAATCGGATCGGCGGCGCGGCGGACTGGATCCGCGAACGCACGCTTTCGATTCGCCTTGCGGGCATTGCAATGGTGCGGGGCGTGTTGCTGGCTTTTGAAGAGCTCGCGGGCGGCTTCCGGTTTGTTCAGGGTGTCTACACTGAGTTTTTCGCGTTGCTGGGCAACGGGTTCAATACCCTGGTTTCTACTGCAGCAAATGCCGCCGCAAGCTTCATCAGCATCAATGCGTCGTTTGCCGCCTGGGTGCCTGGAATGGGCGATGTGGCGGCGTCGCAGAAAGGCATGGCGGAAAGCCTGCGAGCCACTGCCGCCGCTGCCGAGGCTGGCATCATCACGGTTGCCGGCCTTGGGACCGTCTGGGAAAGGACCCGCGCAGAAACCGAAGCCGCGAAGAATACGGTTCGGACCATCACGGATGAAATGGCCGACTACGAGATCGCCTCGCACAATGCGGCCGAGGCGACCGGCGAATTCACTGAAGCCACCGAAGAAGCCGACGCCGCCCGCGCGGCAAGCCAGCAGCGCAGCGAAGAGGTCATCGATTCAATTGACGATCTGGCCCGCAGCCTGGCCGAGCAGGCTGAGCGGCTGCGTGAGGAGGTGGTCCAGCGCGCGGCCGGCACGCGCGGGTTGATCAATTACCGGATTGCAAAGTTGGCCGCCGCGGGGGCGACGGAGGCTGAAATCAACGCGCTGGAAGACCTGCGCGATGGATTGATTGACCAGGAAGGCGCGCTGGATGCCCTGAATCGCGCGCAACAGGTTGCCATTGAGCGGGCTCAGGCGCACGCCAGCGCCATGCTTTCGGTCGCGGCATCGGCGATCGAGGCCGCCACGGGCATCAAGATATTCAATGATGAGAACCAGCGCGGGGCTGGGGCGGGGCAGTCTAGTGGTGGCGACTTCAGCACTATCGGCTCGGGCGTAGCGCAGTCGATTTTCAATGGCCAGTCGATCGGTGATGCGCTGGGCTCGGCATTCACCGGCTTTGGCTCGCAAAAGCTCGGCAAGGTCGCTGATAAATTCTTCGAGGACGCGACCACCAAAGGAATCGGCACGGCCTTCGAAAACAGCGAAACACAAGACGGTGTTGCGGGCGGATTCGCGATGGCGATCGGCCAAGCGCTTCAGGGGCAGTATGGGGCGGCGATCGGCGGCGCCATTGGTACGGAGGTTGCCGGACCTATCGGCGGCATGATCGGCCAGGTCTTGGGCAGCCTCATCGATGGGCTGATCGGCGAAAAGGCGGTCGAGATTCAATTCAGGGGCAGCCAGGGCAGCACCGGAAGTGACCGCACTGATCGCAGCATTGACACGGCACTGGGGCAGGTCGACATCCGATTCCGCCGCATCGAGGGGCAGGCCCGCGACCAGTTCGTCAACGCCCTGGAAGAGATGGACGCCAGCATCGCCGCATCGCTTCGCGGCACCGGGCTGTTGCCGCAGGCCAGAGAAGCGGCTGCGCGCTTCGGCGGCGACACCGGTGATTTCGATAACGACATCGAGGCGGCACTGCGCCAGCGACTGAATGCGATCGTGAGCACCTTCGACGCCTTTGTCGCGGATTTCGTGAATTCGTCCGAGTCGCTTGAGGGGCAGCTGGAGAACCTGGCCAGCGTCATGGCCGTCAATCG